ATGTTCACGCACCAATGTTGTAAAGACAACTCCCCCCCCCCCCCCCGCGGGGAGTATCGGGTTTCCCCGACTCGAGCAATCAGTCACTCGTTAAACTTTTCGCAATCGGTTGCTAAACCGGTTTCCACTGTTTCTTAAACTGTTCTACCGAACAGATGACCTCTGTCATCTAACACTACTATGTATTCCTGAGTCCTTTACATGCTTAATTTCTAGCACGACGGATCAAGAACACTTATGTAACGGTGTCAGGTCACAAATTGTGGTAACATTTTTACGCGCCCCGGTACCTTTGGTATTTTTACAAAATGGCGCTCTAAGGCCCACCCGGTTTTTAACCCAGGTAAGCCTTTAAATCTCCAAGACTTTTCACGACTCCAGACTCACTCAAGTCGTCGAAATATCCTGTGACAGTATGATCACATCTGATGTGTTTCCCATATTCAGGATCCATCAGCTCATCACAAAGTGCATAAATCCGAACATTCTCAAAATCTGTCAAGATCGAACCTATAAACATGTCAGAATCGTCATCCATAATACGTTCAAATTCTAACTGTTGATGAACTGGTATTCCAGGAAAATCAGCATTACCAAGAGCCAACAATTCTCTCATAGACTCGTCTACTACTGCTACTCCAGTTGACTTTTTGCCTATGAACTTGTCAGTCCCTTTCCACTTGTCTAAGTATCTGTGAGCATTCTTGAACATGTTTGTGTGTTTTGTGTTTCTCATGATCCTGTTGTATACAGCAAACAACATGGGATGACCTGGACTCATGGCATTCATAGACATGGCCATACATCTCAAAATGAATAGTTGTTTGGATCTCTTCAATGGTACTGTTGTTTTGACCCAAAACACACTCATGCACTTGCCAACATTCAGATAAGTCTTGCCTTCTTTGGTCAAAGAACTGAGAAAATCAAAATCTCCGCAGTAATTCCCATTCGTTTCAGCTGAATAGTTTAGCCCAAGTGTTCCAATCAAATCCTTGTCCATGGTTCCTTGACCGCATATCGCGTCGTCACCTTCAACCACAACATGTTCCAGATATTCCAACCATAATGGTTTTGAAAATTTGTAACCTGGACTCCGATAGTACTTGATAACACCTTTCCTGTAAGCTGAAAAATGCATGACACAAATTCCCACAATTCCGTTGCCGTCTGATGTGTGAGGATGACCACTAGCTCTGGTAAACAAGTTAAACTGAGTGCCTTTCATATGCAATTCTCTCTTCTTAGTAAGCAAAGAATCTAGGGCTTCCCACGTGATCATGTAGCCGTATTTTTGGCACAATCTCTTGATAACGTGATTCTCAATTTCCCTCATTTGTGCAGAAATCGATGCTTCGAAAGAACTATAATCTGTCACCTGACTTTTCCTGTCGCTAGCGTCTTCGATCTTGGCTCTGACTTGTGCTGGCGTCATCATTTTCACCTGAAACAACCTGATGTCTGAATATTTCCAAGCATGTAACAACTTGTGAACTTGACAACAGGTGATCAATTCATGTGGCGATTGAGTCATTATCAGTCTGGGTTTGCAGAATACCTTTCCTTTTCTCATTTTACCGGAATTTTCGAACTTAGTGAAAGCTGACTGCCGCAAGTATTTCTTGTTGCACTTAGACCCTGAAGGATCCGCCAACCATTTCTCATATAGGCCAACGACCCTGGCTATCTCAGCTGTCGTCTTCTTGCCTCTATAATGTTTAATGAAAAATGGTCTGGGATCAACTTCTTCAGGTTCAACTTCTACTTGCAAACAATCAATGATCTGATCCAAGAAATCAATGCTAAACGCAACAAATTCGCTCATAACTTCCGAGTCAACTTTTGTTTGGTCAACACACAGAGCCCTTTGACACGCCAAGATTTTCTCAAAAGTCCCGCTGATGCACATACTACCTGCTGTAACATCTCTGACCTCACCATCAAGCAATACTTTGACGTGCCCTATTGGTGAAGAAGCAACTAGAACCCCTTGTTTAATTGAATCGAACATTTGAATCTTCTTGAACCCGTTCCAGTCACTGTCTTCTTCATCCATGGACCCGCCGTTCAACACGTTGCCACTCACGATATCTGCCTTGTCAACCATCATAGAACATGGAGGTGGATTGTATAGTCTGTCTCCTCTGCTGACACAACTCAAGATGTGATTACGTCCAAAACTCATCATGGAACCAACTAACCTGACCTTGTCCACTGTGGCTGAAACCAACCCTATCTTGGAACTATCAGTCATCAATGTTTTCCTGGTCATCTCAATTTTCCATTTCTCACCTTCAAATTCATTTATGCGGCACTGTTCATGAGAATGAAAACCTACATCAAACAAACCGTCTGAAGTTTCCAATTCAACATCGTCACGGCTCACGTTTTTCCCCAATACTGAAAATGCTAAATATCTGCCCAATCCCAGAGCACCCGCAAGAGCTAAACCACTCCCAATGCTTTTGAACATGAATTCTCTTGTGCTGCAATGTTCCAGAGAATAAGAGTTCTCTAATTCAACATCATTACGGATCACGTTTTCTCCCAACACTGAACGCAATAGATATCGGCTCAATCCCCTAACAACTGGAATTTTTAAACCACTCATGAAGCCTTTGAACACACTGAACCGAACAAGACGACCAAGCAGTGAATACTTATTCCGAAAGGCGCAATACGCTCTTGGTGCTACCACGAAAACAGCAAGCCAACCAAACAAACCCTTCAAAGGAAAAGGTTTTGTCAAGGGTCTGGTAGGCCCTTCAACTACGGTTCTCTTGATCGTGATCTTGTCCATGGAATAAGTGTCAAACTGCTCTATTTTCTCTCTGCGATGGCTAATGACTCTAACTTCTCTGTCATCAAAATTGTAAGACACACTGACTTTCTTTATCTTGCAATACGTATTGACACTCAGACCGTAAGCCCAAATCAGAAATCTGTCGAGAAACCGCCCTTCCTGTTCGCGCTCCATGTGTGGATGGTACAGATGTGTTTTGAGAAAAGTCCTCGCCACTTCTTCGTCTATGTCCATGAATTTATTCAAATCATGCACACTCAACGATGACTCAGGAGAAGTTCGAGGAACCACTGCACGATAATGACCATTCTGTTGCGGCCCCATGTGGACTAACACTACATCCCTATGACTGCTACGATCAACATGTCTACAGCAAACGGGAATAGGGCGAGTGGCAGTACCATTGAGTGGCCCTGGATCATTGTGGCGCAATATCACCAGATTGAAACCCAAACCTTTACAGATGTCTCTCAAATAGAATTCATCTCCAATAGTGTCCGACCATGTCAAAGCCATGTTATTCGCTGCTATGCAAACATCCATGTGATGTTTTGCCATAACTTTGAAATTCATGGGACTAGCCGTAAGAACTGAAACACAAGCCATACCACAAATTCCACCTCCCCCGCAGTCTTTCACGTCATAACATTCACCCTCGTAAAATTCGGCGAATGTCGTTTCTGTGTGTACTACAGGATAAATAGGAACTTGAACCATCCCTAACCTAGACGCATCATATAGCCTGTCTAATTCATCTTCTGGAGGTTTGTTATCAGCTCTGGGAATGTAACCTCCTGGGCCATTGTGGTTTCTCTTGTTTGGTTCTTCTTCTTCATCCGATGGTGATTCATCATCAGAACCGCCTTCATCCGACTTCGACTGTTTCTTTGGTTTTGAACTGGCGTCATGCCAAGCTTTTGCGTTGTTCTTAGGTTCAGTCTTTTTAGAAGGAGGAGGTCCTTTTGATGCTGGTTTCTTCTTGTCCGGCATCGGTTGAGGAGGTCTGTTCAATTTCGATTTTCCGCCAGTGCCACCATATTTGGCAGCGTTTGTCACAAATTTCTTTCCTCCAGCACCCCCCTTAAGCGGATGGGATGGTGGCGTCAAGAATTTGATGAGACGGCTAAAAATCAAAGCAAACTGGACACGTTTGTTAGAGAAGAGTTGTTTGATCGAATCAACCAACGTGTGATCACTCCTGATCGAGTTTTTAAGATTTAAAATCTTTCTATTTAAGATCACTTGTTCCCAACTTAAGATCTCGTCGTTGGTGCTGACTTTACAGACACCGTTATTATTATTGTTATATTTGTTATTTATGTATGTGTTATTTTTATTATTTATATTATCTAAAACTATTTTTACTATTTTTGGTGCTTGTTTATTGTACATAAACAAGAAAAAAGGGTAGTTTTGAATTGTAAGTTGTGTCATGTTTTCTGAAATTTAAATTGACTTAAAACAGAAACCGGTAACACAACCACAATTCAAAACCCGGAGGGTGGTTCCTCCAAGGGGTTTTGAATGGTGGCTGTAATTTGCTTAAGCATAGCTTCAGATGAGTCCAAGAGGGGGCCAGCCCACCTAGATTTCACCTACTAACACAATAGTACACACATGCGGTTCCTCAGTAAACTGTTAGGATTTGCACGCGGTGAATGGTCTTAATTACCACGTTCGACTTCCATCTCATTTATGATGGTGTTTCAAAGCGAAGAACGTTTGGTAATTCTGCAACCTGCTACACATGCGCGGTTTGGTTTTTGCTAAATGATACAACACTGGAATATAGCTTGTCCAGCTGAGGCCGGGGTTTTATAATGCGAACTCCCCCGATACGTTTGATACAACCTGTCAGTTGCGAGTCAGTAAGTACTTCTACTGCTCCTCCCATAAGCGTGTTCTTCACACGATTGAAGGTCTGGTCTTCCTTCAAATTCAGTTATGTTCTAATGCGCCCCAGTCACTCTGGGTACTTATCTTGAACGGCGCATTTATTGTTATAGTTATACTTTTATTATTTTATTTATTTATATTTATTTATTATTGATTATGTTATTCTAAATAGAAAATGGTTTTCACAATATTCCCCCATTTGAGACAATCTTGACACGAGTGAACACGTTCCCTCGGGCAGTTTCACCAATATCAGTCAAAGCTGGCGAATAGAACTCAATCTTGCCTGCTCCTCTGTCTGTGCCATCGTACACACCAGTCACCACACATATACATGATTGACCCGAAATTGTGTTTGAATACATCTGCGACTGAGCTGTATCACATCCTGATACCACCATCTGGCCACTATTCACTGTTTCTTCAAACTCCACACCTGTTATTGGACCGGTGTATATGATACCACACCTGATTTTTCCCATCATAGCGACTGTGTCAGTCAACCACAACGGGAAATCTCTGAATTGACAAGTGATCTTAATTCTGTCACCTTTGGTCAATGCAGTGGTGGGAAACACCAAACGATATCTGCCCCCCGCCAACGACCCAAAAGTGAAGCCGTCACAAACTCCAGTGATCACCGGGTCCGAGTAAACACCATTCAAACCATCCACGTTAGCATTTGCTTGGTCTGTGTATGTCGCATTTGGATAATTGGTCTGAACATCCGCGTTTATCTGGAAAAACGTTCCTATTTCGGTACCTGGAACCATAGCAGAAGGCCGCAGCCGCACACCAGAACATTCAACTGTGTATGCTGCTCGTAACCGACCCAACACTGCACCAGCAGTGTAACCAGGCCCTACGAAAGTGCCGACCTGCAGTTTGCCCATTGCGTAATTTCCGATCGCGTTGTTTGTTTCCAGAAAGTCATTCTGGGTGTACAACCACTTTGATGCTTTACACTCGACGCCATACACAAGATTCTTGTCTGGTCTACCTGAAACCGAATCACTAGAATTCAAAAACTCATTCTCAGTGAGATAGTCGCTTTCAGCAGGATTTGACAGAAAACCCATCATAACAGTACCCATTGCCGAAGTGGTGTTGAAAGGACTAGTGTGAGATTCAAAATCAAAAATCAAGCTTTTGAACCTGACTTTTTCATACATTTCCGCATATCTAGCCAACATCGGGAACAGAGTTGAATTGCTCGCATTCACCAAATATGACTGAACAGCAAAATCTCCGTTCAGTGGGACTACCACTGAATCAAAATTGTTGCGATGCGAAAATTGGACTGAATCCACGTCTATACGACCAGTCTGGCCGAAACTTGGGGCCTTCAAGGCTTTTCCCCCTATCACTAAACTATTGACGTTTTCACTGTAGTCTCCTCTACCATACATGGTCCGGAGTGCCCGCACTCCCTGACCTGCAGTACCACTAACAGCCGCACTAACCGCGCGGGAAGCCCCATATGACCTAGTCAAGTCACGAACTTCTTTGCGAACGGCCCTCTCTATCAAGGACCGATTGTCAGGTGCATTTCTATTAGATTTGTTGCCCTTACGGGACTTTTGTTTATTATTAGATTTATTATTATTATATTGTTTATTGCTACTAAAATTAAATTTTCGTGGTTCTTCGCCTAGTTGCTAGGAACCCTTATCCCCTGCGTGAGGGGAACACTGGACTTTTAGACTTCATGTCGGTCAAGCTAGTCCATCCGCAGACTCCTTTCTACGGAGCGGCAGCTATGTTACGTGTACGAATGCCCAACCCGCCGCAGTTGTTATAAGCTTCTTTTCCACGTAACGTGTGAGTGTCGAAAATGGCTGCATTACACGCACCATGTTTCGATCGCCTCGGGGCCCTAAGACCGTTGTTGTAACACCCGCCTCCTGATACAACCACTGATTAAAAATCAGTGCCCTTTCCCTAGACATTTCTGTCCCTCGCATTTGCCTTGGCAAATGGGCAGCCAAACTCCTTTGACTGGTGACGAACGTAATGCTCATTTGTATCAATACGGCTAAACCGTATTTATCGAAATGATGACATAAAAATTTCCACG